TAATATATCAAGATATAATAAAATAGATACAACAAAATTAGATAAGGAACCTCTATGGGATTTTGTAGGTCTTGAGGATTCTAGAATATTTCGTTGGGAAGGGGATTTATATATTTCGGGAGTAAGAAGAGATACTACAGAAAATGGGCAAGGCAGAATGGAACTTTCTAAAATAGAAGTTACTGAAGATGCTGTAAAAGAAGTTTCAAGAGTTCGTATTGATCCTCCAAAAGATCCAAATTCATATTGTGAAAAGAATTGGATGGCAATTACTGATATGCCATGGCATTATGTAAAATGGTCTAATCCAACAGAAGTAGTTAAAGTAGATCCTATTACAGGAAAATCAAAGACTACACATCTAACTGATATGGTTAGTATTCCAAGAGATGTTAGAGGAGGATCTCATGTTATTCCAATGGACTTTGGGCAAGCAGGAGATCAAGATTATCATTTTGCACTAACTCATGAAGTTGATTTGTTTGATAGTGAAGTTGGGAGAAAAGATGGACTTTATAAACATAGATTTTTAGTGTGGAATAAAGAGTGGCAGTGCTGTGCATTTTCTCAAGATTTTTCTTTCATGGATGCACACGTTGAATTCTGTACAGGTATGTGTTACTATGAAGGAGATTTATTAATGACCTTCGGATTTCAAGATAATGCTGCGTATTTATTGCGAGTTTCTCCCAAAGTTGTAGAAGATTTTATATATGGAAAGTATGATGAAAAGAACTGATATTATTCAATCTTTAATTGATAAGACAAGTGCTGAAAATTATCTTGAGATAGGTGTTTCTGCAGGAGAAAATTTTAGAGATATTAAATGTAAAAATAAAGTTGGTGTTGATCCAGAGGTAAGCACTCCTGCAACTATTCATACAGACTCCGATAGTTTTTTTAAAACTAATAAAAGAACTTGGGATATTATATTCATTGATGGACTTCATCATGCAGATCAAGTTTATAGAGATATTAATAATTCTTTAAAAGTATTATCTGATGGTGGATTTATTGTATGTCATGACATGAACCCTCAACTTGAAGAACACCAGACTCTTCCTTATCGAGGAGGTGTTTGGAATGGAGATTGTTGGAAAGCATATGTACAATTAAGACAAGAAAGAGACGATCTTGCCATGTGTGTTGTTGATACTGATTATGGTTGTGGTATTATAACTAAAGGATATCAAGAAAAACTTGATAAGATAGATGATCTAAATTTTAATACTTTTTCTCAGAAAAGAAAAGAATGGTTAAATTTAATTTCTCCCGAAACATTTTTGTCTAAAATAGTGGTATCAAATCCAAACGAAATTGAGTATGATAAGAAGTATCTTACTCTCTTACTTCATGATTACATTCAAAATCCAGATGATCCAGAAATAAATTACCTTCTCGCTATGTTTTATTGGGACATAGGACAAACAGCAGCTTGTATGTCTTATTGTTTAAGAACTGTTGAAAGAAGCGAAGATAAACTACTGCAATATGAATGCTTGATTCGTGCTGCGATGTGTTATGAGAAACAAGGAACAAGAAAGTTCACTGTAAAAGGATTGATTCAAAACGCAATGATTGTTATGCCAAAACGTCCAGAGGCACACTTTCTCCTTGCAAGACATTATGAACATCATAATCAAAGTGATGATGGTGCTTGGAAAGATTGTTATCAAACTGCATGTTTAGCAGAAGCATTTTGCGAAAGAGATCCAGAACCACTTCGTACAAAAGTTGATTATCCAGGATTTTATGGTATTCTTTTTGAGAAAGCAATATCCTCTTGGTGGTGTGGTCTTTGTGATGAATCTAGGGATATGCTTCAAGATCTTCTTGATAATTATGATTTAGATGATTCATATAAAGCATCTGTAATTGATAATCTTAAGAGACTAACAAAAGATGATAATGCAGGTTTACCTAGTTTAAATTGGTATAAGAAAAAAGATCATAAAAAACTTAGATATAATTTTAGAAACTCTAGAGATATAGAAAAGAATTTTGCAGAATCATATCAAGATATGTTTGTTCTCTCTATGTTAAATGGAAAGAAAAATGGAACGTATCTTGAAATTGGTGCGGGTAATTCTTTTTATGGAAACAATACTGCTCTATTAGAAGAAAATTATAATTGGAAAGGTGTTGCAATTGACATTGATGAAAATTTTGTCAACGCACACAACACTGAGAGAAAGCATACATGTGTTCTTAAGGATGCTCTTAAAATAAATTATGAGAGATTTTTGCTAGGATTAGATATGCCAAATGATATTGATTATTTACAGTTAGATTGTGATCCTCCAGAAGTAACTTATAAGATTCTTCTTAATATACCATTTGAAACTCATAGGTTTGCTGTTATAACGTATGAACATGATTACTATTGTGATGAGACTAAATCTTTTAGAAAAAAGTCTAGAAAATATCTTGAATCTTTTGGTTATAAATTAATCGTAGATAATATATCTCCAGATAATGATAGACCCTATGAAGACTGGTGGGTTCATCCAGATTTAGTTCATAAAAAGATTATAGATAAAATGGTCTGCGTTGACGGAAAAACTAAAAAAGCTGAAAAATACATGTTCAATTCTTTATAAAATTATGTCGATACCTGTTATTGGAGTTCCTGTTACTAATAGTACTTTTTGGGTAAATCGTTTACTCACTAGTATTGATTATCCTGTTGATGAAGTTTTTATTGTTAACAATAATGGTAGGGGAGAACTTGATGAAGATCTTGCTAAATTAGCAAGTTTAAAGTATAAGTATATTAAAAAGGTAAAGGTTGCAAATTTACCTGGTAATATTGGTGTATCTGGTGCTTGGAATTTAATTATCAAGTGCTATGTAATGGCACCATATTGGATTATATGTAATGATGATGTTTCTTTTTGTCCAGGATTCTTGGAAGAAATGATTAACACTGCCAACTCAGATGAAATGATTGGAATGATACATGGTAATAAAGGAGACTATGGTGTAGGTAGTTGGGATTTATTTTTCATTAGAGAAAGTATTGTCAGACAGTTTGGTTTGTTTGATGAGAATTTGTATCCTGCATACTGTGAAGATGCTGATATGATCATGCGTTTTATACATCGTCCTATTAAAAAAGTAATAGAGTTAGAGAGTCAATACTATCATGGTTTTGGTAAGAAAGAAGAATATTATACACATGGAAGTCAAACTAAAAAGAATGAACCAGAGTTGGCAGACAAACTTGAAATGTCTAATCAATTAAATATTGATTACTTAACTGAAAAATGGGGTGCAGATTGGAGAGTTCAAGGTCCTACCTACTTACCTTGGGAGGGAGACTCTATGGAGAATAATCCTAGAGGAGACACAAGAAGAATCTCCACAACAACATTTGATTTAGATTTTGTTCGTAGTAAGCATTTAGGATTCTAATGAGCGATACTCTGTTAGTTGTTAATCCAGATTATAGAAAACATCAAAGAGTAATCATAGTTGATAATTTCTATAAAGATCCTGATCAGGTCAGAAAGTTTGCTTTAGAGCAAGACTATTATGATGACGATGGTTACATCGGAAGAAGAACTCGCAAACAGTTTTTCATACCAGGTTTAAAAGAAGCATTTGAAGATCTATTAGGAACCAAAATTACCAAATGGGAAGAGCATGGAATGAATGCTAGGTTTCAACATAATTGGGCAGGAGAAAAATTAGTTTATCATTGCGATGAACAAACTTGGGCAGGTATGATATACTTGACACCAGATGCTCCTCCTGAGTGTGGGACAACCATGTTAAGACATAGAGCAACTAAGATTCATCATAATACTATGATTGATTGGAACTCTGGACAAGGTAATGAAGTATTTCCAGGCAGAACTTTCTTAGACAAGACACCATATGAGGTGGTTGACGTTGCGGGAAATGTCTACAATAGACTAGTTCTGTTTAGTGGTGGAAACATACATGCTGCCTCAGAATACTTTGGCGATTGTTTAGAGAATTGTCGATTGTGGCAAATGTTTTTCTTTGATTAAGAAGAGAACCTTAAGTAAATAAATATAGTTTTAGGAACTAAAGATGAACGTAGCAGTTTTTTCCAAACCAAATTGTCCCTACTGTGATAAAGTAAAAAAGATATTTAAGTTGACAAAGATCAGTTATGCGGTATATAATTTAGATGAACATTTTAACAGAGATGCCTTTGTATCAGAATTTGGAGAAGGATCTACCTTTCCTCAAGTTATAGTGGATGGCAAAAAGATAGGGGGTTGTGTTGATACTGTTAAATATCTGAGGGAGAAGAACATCGTTTAATGAATAAATTAAAATCGAATAATGATCTTGAAATGAATCGTGGTTTTGAATTCCTACTAAAAGGGAATAAACCAAAACGTCAAAAACCAATACATATTATTTTTAAAAGGGTTGGTTCTTTCTTCAAGAGAGAAGTAAACGTCTATTTTGAATTTTCTTTATCCGTAAAGAAACATAAACTAAATAAACCAAATACCTTAAAGGAGGTGCGTAAATGAATTTGAGCACTATCGATATAATACTCATATCAGTATTACCAATATCATTTGTACTTTTTTCATTAGGATCTATAGTAGGTTGGCTAGTTAGAGATTATATGCTAAACTATCAAGAGATACCAAAACCACATCCTGAGATGTTTGATATGAATGGGAATTTAGTTCCCGATGAGGTAATTGCATTTAACTTTGAAAATTATGACAACAACGAAACCGAAGAAGACGACTAGAAAAGCAGCTCCTATCCCAGATCTCCCTGTAAATCCATTTATATTTGAGATTCTTGATGTTGTTGTAGCACAGAAAACAAAAGCAAGAAAGATTGAGGCATTAAGAAAATTTGGAGACAATGCTCTTAAGACCATCTTCATTTGGAATTTTGATGAAACTGTAATATCTACACTTCCACCAGGCGATGTTCCATATGCTGCTGTAGATGAGCAGGATTCTTTCAGTGGAACTCTAAGTGAAAAGATTCGCGATGCTGTTAATAAGATGGGTGAGTTGGGAACTAAGTCGTTAGGATCTCAAGATCAAGGAAAATCATCTATAAGAGCAGAGTTTAAAAGATTTTATAACTTTGTTAAAGGTGGTAATGATGCCCTCAGTTCTCTTCGTAAAGAGACCATGTTCATTAACATCCTTCAAGGATTGCATCCACTAGAGGCAGAGATTGTAGTTCTAACAAAAGATAAGAAGTTACAAACTAAGTACAAATTAACTAAAGAGATTGTTGCTGAAGCATACCCAGATATTAGATGGGGAAATCGTTCTTAATTGAAATTTTTTATTATGGCAGAAAAAGAAACTAAAACAGAATTAAAAAACCAGAAAGTAGAAAAAGAAAATTAGAACCAAAACAAAACTGGTCTTCTAATGAAAAGCAAACATCGAAAGATGTTTATGGTTGTGAAATTTTAGTAGACAATGGCACTATGGAAGAGGTGTCAAAAACAGAATACCCTAATGATGCCTTTATAGTAAAGTATCATGTTGATGATAAAGTTTGTCTTGATCTAACAAGAGGTAGTCGTACTGCATTATTTGATATGTACTATGATAAATTCAAGAAAGAATTAAAGGAAATAAATTGGGGTAAAGGAACTATTAGTCCTAAAGTATGGGGATACAAAAGTCCTCAATCAAAAAAGAAGAAGTAAACCTAAATACAGTAGTACCAAAATTTACATGAGGAATCAACTAATCAAAGCACTTCTAGCACATGCACAAGGAGATATCCAAAAGCACGTAGCAAATGTTGAAGTATACTTATCTAATCCTGTAGGAATTGGAGAGCATTCTAATATCGTAGAGGCAATCGAAGAGGAACTTAATATGATTGCTAAGTATGAAGATCAAGTTGAAGTTATTAAAAAGTATTTCAAAAGTGAAGGGCAAAACCAAAATTGACTTTTATTTACCAAAATAGTCGAAAAAAATTCCCGCCAAAATTTTGAACTCTAAAGATTTTATAAAAATGTAACAGAAGTTACACTATTACTTGACTATATACTGTACATGTGTTAGTATTCTAACATACGTTCATCTTATGGACATTTTTCTATCATTTCTACTCGCTAACCACGAACCAGTTCATTGGACTATTAAGTGTAATGGGTGGAAAGATCTAGCTTCAGAAGTTCGACAAGACCAATATCTTGATGAACAATCAAAGTTAGATTTATTAAACTACTTTAAAACTAAAGTAGAAGAAGAATGCGATTTTGAACCATAAGACGCAAGTAAGCCGACACGGAACGGGTTCGTTCATCTCCTACGGGAGACGCAAATGCCGACTGAAGGAACGGGGCAAAAATCCCAACTACTTTAGGAGAAAAACCGATGGCACAAGTCACATACAGAGGTATCAAGTATGATACCGATAGAAACAGAACACAACAGACTAACAAGGTCGATCTAACTTACCGTGGTGTAAGAGTAGAAAAAGAACTTACAAGTGTTAAATGATTGAAGTTTTAGAAATTTTGGTAGCATCTGCCGTATTTCTTACAATCATAAATGTTGAAGTTCAGTTTCTATATGGAAAATAAAACGAAGGGGTTGATCCCCTTCTTTTTTTATGCTATACTGAGTGAAATGAAATTTTATCTATGGATCGTGGAAAGTTAAAGGACATTGTTCGTACATTAGAATTAGCAGTTGATGCACTTAAAGCAGAGGTTTACTCTGATGTTGAAGCATATAAAGAAGCAGCTAATGTAGATGGATTTCTCTTTGGAGATTACGATGAAATATTAGAGGATGACGATGGCTACCCAGACTAGAGCAAAAAGATTAATAAAGTTACTTGAAAGATTACTAAAACAAGATCATTTATATAGTGATGAAAAACTCAAAGAGATAAAGGATCAACTAAAAGTTCTTAAAGAAGAAGTTCTCTTAGCAGAAAAAAACAATTCAAAAGGATTTGGTAAATGAACGTAAAATTAGTAAGCATTACACCTGATGCAGAGAAAACCATGGCATATATTGCTAGAGTGTCTAATCCTTCAAATCAGGATAATGAAAAATTTGCAGGATTGTTGAAATATTGTATTAAACATCAACATTGGTCTGTTTTTGAACAATCTACAATGACACTTGAAATAGAAACTACTCGTGCAATCGCAGCACAGATATTAAGACATCGTAGTTTTACATTTCAAGAGTTTTCTCAAAGATATGCTGATGCTAAACTTTTAGAAACTATAGAATTACCAGAATTAAGAAGACAAGATAATAAAAATCGTCAAAATTCAATAGATGATTTAGACCCCGCAGTTGTTGAAAAATTAGAAAAGCAAATGAATACTTTATTCAGTTCTGCTTTTTCATTATATAATCAAATGCTAGATAGTGGAGTTGCAAAAGAATGTGCTAGAATGGTGCTACCTTTATGTACACCCACGAGAATCTATATGACAGGTTCTTGTCGTTCATGGATACACTATATAAATTTACGTTCAGCACACGGAACACAAAAAGAACATATGGATATTGCTAATGCATGTCGGAAGGTTTTTATTGAACAGTTCCCTACAGTATCAGAATCTTTAGAGTGGAGTTTAAATGGAATTTAAATGGTATTTAATAAAGTGTAAACTTGAAGATCATGCCTATCTTCCTAGAATGGTTTCTAACATAGAATTTACATATGCTCTTCATGAAGAAACTGAATCTAATAAGTTTGTAGTAAGATCACAAATGTTAATTGCGTTAGAACGACCTAATACTACAAAAGGTTATGTTTCATTTACAGAGACGATGGATTTTGAAAGAACTGTCTACAAATGGGGTATGGATAAGATAAAAGAGCATGAAGATGATGTAAAATTAGAAGAAGCTAAAATGAAGAGAATGCTCAATGATATGATGAGTAGACAAGATCTTGAAAAGGGTGCTACAATCACTGAAGATACTGTCTGGGGATATGGTTTATTTGGGTCATCTGGAAAGACCAGTCCAAGTTATATTGATCCCGAAGCAACTGAACTCCCTCATATGGACTAAATACCTTTATAACGCATAATAATTATGGCTACATATCCCGTTGTTAATTCAAAAACTGGTGAACAAAAAGAAGTTATCATGAGTGTTCATGATTGGTCAAAGTGGTGTGATGATAATCCTGATTGGAAGAGAGACTACTCTGACCCTTCAACTGTGCCTGGTGTAGGAGAAGTTGGGGAGTGGAGAGATACATTAAGAAAGACAAAACCTGGTTGGAACGATGTTCTTAGAAAAGCACAAAAAGCACCAGGTTCTAAGGTGAAAACATTATAAATGGCACGAAAAAAGAAAACAGAGCAACCAATCGGTGTAGGACTAACTACCAAGCAAATGAAGAGAAAAAAACCTTTAAATACACATTATCTTACAGAGGTAAATCCTTTAACTGAGCATCAGACACAATTGTTTGATTCTTACGCACAAGGAAAGCATTTGATTGCATATGGTGTTGCAGGAACAGGAAAAACATTTATTACCCTCTATAACGCACTTAAAGATGTATTAAGTGATGATACTCCTTACGAAACAATATATCTCGTAAGATCTCTAGTTTCTACAAGAGAGATCGGATTTCTACCTGGCGATCATGAGGATAAAGCAGACATATATCAAATACCATACAAACATATGGTAAAATATATGTTCCAGATGCCATCTGATGCAGATTTTGAAATGCTCTATGGTAATCTAAAAGCACAAGGAACTATAAAGTTCTGGTCAACCTCCTTTATCAGAGGAACAACTCTTGATAATTCAATTGTTA